ATTTTTCCATTAGTCTTGTAAATATCATTAATACCTACTTCGACTTTAAAATGAAGTCTTCTCGATAAAGCTTCTTTTGAATGTATAGAATTAGCTAAATTCATGTTATTCACATTAGAAGATGCTAGTACAAAATTAGACCTAAAAAATGTAGAATTTTTACTATCAGCTTGAGCCATTGGCACGGCAAATTCTTCACTATTAATCATCCTTATGATAAGAGAAGCCTCTGATTCACTAGGATTAGATCCATTATCTACTAATTGGAAAAGATCATCGAAGACTACAACATTAGCTTTTGAAGTATAACCTTCCCACCATTTATCGACAGAGCGACGATAGGTGTACTCACTAGGATGTAGTTCGTAATCCTTCTTCGCTTCATCAGGGATAGTAAGATTATTAATTAAGGTTGCCAATTGATCACATAAAGTGGATTTCATAACACCAGCAGGCCCATGGAAAAATACCATCACAGGTTCTGGTCTAAAGCCTCTCAGCGATTTAAATCGCCTTTCAAAGGCTGTTCGACAATCTTCAAGCATATCATGAGCTTTCTTAAGAGCTAAAGAATTAACTCCTAAATTTTTACCCAATCGTTTGATAATAATATCGTAACGAGTAATAAGACTTTTATACTGTATAGTATTATCTTCATAACCCTTGTGGTTAGAAGTTGAAACACTATCAACAAAGATATGGACATCATTAATCCAATCCCTGCATTGTTCATCTTCAACTGGTAATTCAAAATACTCTGCTAAGAATTTAGTATTCTCAAAAGCATTCAATAAATCTCCAATACGAGTATATGCATTAATTATCGCACTCATCATATTAGTACGAGAAACATCAGTTTGTTTCAAGAATTCTTTAATCCCTTGCAGAGCTCCATTTTTAGGATGGTAACCAATTCCAAGAGAAAGTAAGAATAATAAACTTTGTGCCACAACTTCCAAGTTCATGGATAAACTCTGTGGTTCAATCTTTTCCATAGGTACTTCCTCCTCAGAAGATTTTTCATCATAGTCAGATAAATCTTTTGAAGCTAAATCCCATAAGGAATTCATCATCTTAAGTATATCTGACTCTTGGTTTTTACAACCTCCAGTTGTTACGTCTTCTTTGATAAGTTCTTTTACATTACTAAGAACTACCATAAAAATAGCAGAAATTACGATGAAATATAAAGCGGTAAAGGTTCTGTTAGGACATAAATATCTTATAATTAGACAAAATACGGCCATGCAGATTGCAAACTCTACATTACACATCACTTCTTCAAAAATACCAAACCACGAAAACTCACGGTGTTCTTGTTCAGTATGTTTAAAATTTTCGTTTCTACTCTCAGTTCTGGATCGAGATCTAAAACCCCAATCCATTCTGTGATTAATGTTAATTTCTTTCAAAGGGTTGGACAAAACACCACCTTGCGCATAAACTTTGCCCAAACGCAGCATATCATCAATCATTGATTTATTGTAACTATCAATAGGAGCTATATTATGAATTCGCTCCAAAATCTCGCTTTTAATCTCGTTGTTCTTATTAATTGTCACCATATCGCAAATCGCTAGAAAGAAAATAAAATAACCTGTATACAAAGCGCAGAAAATATACCCTAAAAATTCCTTAGAGAATTCCTTTTCACAGTCAACTGACTTTCGGTCACTCCTCGGAGCTGTTGTTTGTTACTAAGTACTATCAAGAATAAATAGAGTGATATCTTCGTTACCTTATAGTAAGTACTTTAATTCCAGGTTTACATAAATTAAAGGAAAATATATTAACGTGCTTATTCAGGCAAACTATTTTTGTATTTTTAAAATTTTATATTGTTTTTGGTGTATCAAATACTTTTATATTTTTATATTGTTTTTGTTTTGATTGGTCAATCCATATGACCTAACCAGAAAACGATCAATCATTCCATATGATCAAATCTTTTAGAAATACATTTTATAATTATTTTGTTTTTAAGTTTTTAACATCAAAATTTTTGAGTCAAAGTTAGCCGAAATTCACCTCGGGTAGGTATGAGGGTCCAAAATGGTCGATGTCCCCGCATAGTTTTGTTTTCAATATAGAATATCTAAAGTTGGTCGATCTCCCCGCATAGACTTTAGATATAAAATATCGTACACTCATAGCATCTTTCGGGCATCAGCTCTTTGATCTGGTATACAGCATAACATAACTCCTTGTTCCAGGCAACAAAAAGGATGGGAGTACTCTCCTCAGTGAGTTAGTAATTAGCAATCTCGCCTCAGTGCGTTAGTTAAACTAATCATCATCCGATCTGCTTTGACACAAGCAACTCGACACAGTATACCCCGAGCATTTACAAATTTTTAAAAGTAAGCTCGTAATAAACAGCATACGCAAAGCGTTGGAAAATCTTGCAAAATTAACTCAACACTTCAACAGTGCAAATAGTACACCCAATTCTAGGG